CGCTCCTGCAAAGATTGAAGCGCTAAAAGACACAATGATAAAACTTGCAAAGACTGGTATAACAGCAGTCGCTAATGGGTTTAAGGCTCTTAAAATTGTAATGGCGGACAACCCTCTCATTCTTATAGGCATCATCGTCGCCGCTCTTATAGTCGCGTTCATCGAGTTGTATAAGCACAATGAAAAGTTTAGAGAGATCGTGCAATTTGCTTGGACAGCAGTTAAGGACATCATCTCAGGAGTTTGGGACTGGCTAAAGGGTGTATTTGATGACATAGTTAAGATTGGCTCTGCCGTCTGGGATGGAATTCTTACCGCGCTAAAGTTTATCTGGGACGCGGTATTTTTATACTTTAAAACAGTCTATACCGTCTATAAAACAATTATTGAAATTATCATCGGCATCGGTCTTATCGTCTGGAACTTCTTATATGACAAGTTAAAGGAAATATGGACCAAGGTATCTGACTGGTGGAACACGACAATAGTCCCATTTGTAACTGGCATAGTTACAAAGATAAAGGACACGGGTGCGGCAATATGGAACTGGATCTATGACAAGGCCAGCGCTGTTTGGACTACGGTAACTGACTTCTTTACTAAGACAATATTCCCTTTTGTTGGCGGAATAGTAAATACGGTAAAGACAAAGGCTGGCGCTATCTGGAACTTTATCGGTGATGCCATCAGCGGGCCGTGGAACACCGTAACGGGCTTCTTTAACAACACGATATATCCTTTCATCTCTGCAGTTAAAAATAAGGTTGTAGGTTTTGCTGCCGGCATGTGGGACGGTCTAAAGAGTGGACTTGGCAGCGTATTAAACTGGATCATTGACAAGCTAAACACCATGATCGGCTGGATTAACATTCTTATTCGAGCTGCAAACAAGGTAAAAATTGGTGCTGACATAAAGGAGATTCAACCTATTCAACCTGTTGCGTTTGCAAAGGGCGGAATAGTTATGCCAAGTCCTGGTGGAACACTTGCGAGAGTCGCTGAGGCTGGTCGCCCAGAGCGTATTGAACCTTTAGATCCAGACGGGCTATCAAAGCGTGACAAGGCACTTATCAGCTTCTTAACTGGAAAAGGAACTGGAATGGGCGGAGCAACGTTTAACATTCAGCCATCTCCTGGAATGAATGAAGTTGAACTTGCACACTTAATATCTCGTCAGATCGCTTTCCAAACACGTAAGGGTGGAATCTAATGGCAACCGATCCAAGGACAATTCACCAGGTAACTAATCCGTATGACGGATACGTAAACACCTATGACTCATACGCTCAAGGCGTTGAGAACAAGGAAGTAAACACCGCACTTACTCCTCTTCCAGCTCCGTTTATTACGGGAATGAAGTTAAGAGCTGACGTCATTCTTGGGAGCTTAGTTCTTAACACCGTTGATGCTAACAACGTCATCTGGGTTTGCACTGATATTGAAGGTTGGTGGGAGCAGCCAGACCCAGAGGTTCCTGATCTTCCTCGTGGACTTGGCGATGGCTCATACGACGTTCGCGGTCGTTGGCAGGCACGTCAAATTACACTTAAGGGTTCGTTCCTGTGTCCTGACCCAAGCTACGTTGCCGCCGCTCGCGACACGCTTATTCGCGCGACGAGTCTTGTGTACACGGGCGCTTGGCTAAAGACAAACGAGAGTCCTACGAGAGCTTGCTACGTTCGTCTTAGCGGCAAACCAAACATTCAAACTGTTACCGCTCGCGGGCGCACTGACTTCTCAATTGGACTACGCGCGGCGGATCCAATCAAGTATGAGTGGAAGGACTCTGACGTTGATGGCACAGGCTACACGATTGCCACGATACCTGCAAAGAGTACCTCTCCAAGCCGCTCCGGCACGGCTGTAATAAACAACGTTGGCAACACCGAGGTAACGGCCATCTTCGACGTGCAAGGTCCTCTAACCGGCCCTGCAACGCTCCAAAACACGACGACTCAGGAGCTAATCCTTATCATTGACTCCCTTCGCGCGGGTGTAACAAAGACCGTGTCAAACAAGGCGCTTACCTCAAATGTTGCAACGATAACTACGTCAACCGCGCACGGTTTAGTCGCCGGTGACCTAGTAACAATTGCAGGTGTGGACTCTACCTTTAACGGTGATCAATCGGTAATTGACGTACCTACAACCACAACGTTTAGATTTGATCTTATTCATGCAAACGTAACAAGCGCGGTTGCGACAGGCACGGTCACGAGAGATCCTGACCACCTTGAGATTGATACCTACGAGCACTCCGTTGCGTTTAACGGTGATACCTACGGTGCGCGCTCAAGTATCGACACGCTAGTTGACTGGATTAAACTTTCTCCAGGAAACAACACCATATCTTTAATAGACGAAGGAAACGTAAACAGTACTGCATCTGTATCGGTGTATTACCGCTCCGGTTGGATCGGTTAGCGATACAATGTTACCAACGACAATCGACGAATAGGCAAGGGACATGGCAGACCAAGTAAACGTAGTGTCAAACGTAGTACCCGTATATCGGTACTTTACGGCTGACCTTATGACAAACACAGTTCTTGCAGAGATCCCTTTTGTTGACGTTTCATATGAGCGCGCAATTAAGGCAGCCGGTGCGTTTAGCGGAAATATCCCAGTTATCCCAAAGACAGCGTCTATGGATCTCTATACAAACACCATGCCAGGTCGTACTGCACTCTACGTTGTTCGAGATAACGTGTGCGTCTGGGGTGGAATTATCTGGTCACGCACGTATAACGCCGTGGCGCGTTCAATGAGCGTTGACGCGAGTGAGTTTACAAGTTACTTCCATCACCGAAACATCTGGCAGACGTGGTCTCATAGTTTCCCGGCAACCATCACCGTTGCCGGTGGAGTTGGACGAGCCGTTCTTGATGGCGGAGTTTCATACACCTTTGATCCAAACTCAACTGTCACCGTTGACTATCACTACGTTGCTGATTTTCCATACAACGGCTACTACAAGGTTTTAGCGTCTCCTGCTCCAACTGATGGAGCGTTTTCATTTAACGCAAACGGTAAGACCGCTGGTCTATACACTGACTGCACCGTAATCGTTCTTGCAGATACGTATGACTACATCCGTCAACTTCTTGACGTAATACTAGTTGACTTTGCAGGTTACGAGTTTGCCAACGAGGAGATCGAGCCTGGTCTAATTGAGTCTCCAATTATTCTTACAACACAATCAAACGGTACCGTTGCAACGATAACTACGTCAACCGCGCACAACCTACTTCCTGGACAGGTCACCGAGATAGTCAACGTTGACCCGATCTATGATGGGTACGTGACGGTTTTGTCCGTGCCTAACGCGACGACGTTCACCTGCGAACTTATTCGTGCAGCTCTCCCATACACGATGAGAGGCGTAGTAGCAAAGACGGTGACCAACAAGGCACTATCTAGTTACACAGGAATTCTTACGACGTCCACGGCTCACGGTTTTTATCCAGGAGACACGGTAGTAATTACCGGAGTAGATGATCCAGCGCAGCCGGATCTTACGTTTAACGGTACGTATCAGATACAGGCAACACCGACCACCACAACGTTCACAATCTACTCAGTCTACAATGACATCCCTTCAACCGCGGTGAGTTCAGCAACGACTCCTAGGGTAACTAAGACTCCAGCAGCGAAGGTTGCAACGTTTGGTCCGTACTTCAACAACTCTGACATCGGACTTACATACTCGACAAACGGTTACTCAGGTGTGAACGTACCTAACAAGCAGTTTAGAGGTTTTGAGTTGCGCAACGCAGGTGAGGAACTTGACGCCTACTCTGACACACTTAAAGGTTTTGAGTATCGCATCGACTGCTCCTATGACGAGGCGTCTAGCTCGTTTACAAGAGAGTTTGTTCTTCTTTCTATTGACTTTCCAAATCCGCCAGCTGCCGGAGAGGTTTCTCCAATCAGTCGCTTTGGCGCAGACAAGTACGTATTTGAGTATCCAGGAAACATCCTAGACTTTACAATCGCGGAGTCTGCGGATAAGGCAGCAACTCGCTTTTGGGTTACAGGTTCGACTGGGACGCAAGGTGAGGATCAAAGTGAACCTTACGCTGGAGCTACAGCAAAAGATCTTTTACTTCAAGGTTGGCCACTTCTTGAGGCAGAGCAATCTATAAGTACTGTTATTCAAGATGCATCAACTACAGCTAATCCAATATACATTGATGCATCGTCTAAGCAGACTCTTTATGACTACGCATATCGCTATCTTGTTGAATCTCGTCCTCCGATGGCAGACTTTACCATCTCGGTAAACGGAAGTCTAGATCCACAGGTTGGAACATACAATCCAGGAGACTGGGTATCTATAGTTTCACAGGATCCGTTTATTCAGATGCGTCTATCAAGTGATCTTGAGCCACGCACAACTGCAATCGTTCGTAAGATCGACAAGATAAAGGTAAGCGTACCTAACTTTCCGTCGTTCCCAGAAAAGGTAAGTCTGGATCTTATTCCAGAGTGGCTCGTTGACAAGTTACCAGGTATGTAATGGCAAGTCGTAGATACAGATCTCAGAGAACAGCAGCCGGACAGGTTGATCACCTAGTCAAGCGTCTTTCCTACATTGAAAAGCGTCCTACGCCAAAGAAACTTCTTGCGCGCGTTGTCACAACAGCAAAGATATCTCCAGCCGCGGTAACGGCTCCTAAGCTTGCAGACAACGCGGTTACGTCAAACGCAATCGCGCCTGAGGCGGTAACAAACACCGAGCTAGCTGCAAACGCCGTTGGGTCATACAACATCATTCCCGGTTCTATTATGGCAAGTGACGTTGGCTTTACCGCAGCGGACATCGGCGCCAACGCATCCTTGTACTCTGACGAGCCTCCAACAACTGCAAGTGCAGGAGATCTTTGGTTTGACTCCAACAACGGAAATCTGCTAAGTCGCTATAACGGAACTGCCTGGATACCTGTTCGGGATCTTGGCATTGCGGCTGCAAACACCGCGGCGGCGGCTGCAAACACCGCGGCGGCGGCTGCAAACACCGCGGCACAGGCGGCAAACGTTGCAGCTAACGCGGCACAGACTACAGCTAACTCAAAGAACCGTGTTATTCGTGCGACGACAGATGCAACAGGAACCTCAGACGCAATAGGTGCATTTAAGTCTGGTGACATCTGGTGGAAGATGGACAGCGTCGCGGCTGCAGCAAACGTCGTTGGCCAGTGGACGTTTGACGGCACAAAGTGGAACGTAAACACAATTGGCAACACGGTTATTGCAAACCTTGACGCGGCAAAGATCACTACAGGATACCTCGCGGCTGGAAGAATTCAAGCTAACTCGATCGACGCCAGCGTCTTAGTTGCAGGGTCAATTACCGCTGGACAGATAGCAGCCAACGCAATTACCGCCGGTAAGATTGCAGCAAACTCGATTACGGCTGGTGCCATCGCTGCAAACGCCGTAACCGCAACCACGATAGATGCCGCTGCGCTAACAGGTAAAACCATCACCGGAGGAATACTTCAAACAAGTGCGGCAACGGGTGTAAATAAGGTTGTCATTGACTCCGCGTTAAGTGATAGAATTCAATTCTTTTGTGCAAATAGTTCGAGTCCTGGTTTTATTGAGGTTATTAACGCTGACGTTGCTACAGGAAGTAGCGGCGCAGGTTTATACATCTACGCTCCAAACTTTAATACTGGAAACGGCCTTACAGGAAGACCGTACATTCAACTTCTAAACGCTCCGTCGCAGTCTTCTGGAGGAACTGGCTCGACTATGAGATTTGTAGCAGACAGTATATCCTTTGGACCAATCAACTACGGCATATACCCGATAACCGTTTCAATTGGTGGATCACTTAGCATAAGCACCGGTGGAGATGCGGCTCCAGTGTATACTACGACTGTTGGCTCGCAGTATATTCAAGTTGGAACAGGTTTTGGTGGCGATGCCGGTCCGGTGTACGCCGGGTCTGTCCCAAGTTCAACAAAAGGCTATAGAGCAATAACGTACTCTACGTCAGCTGCCACCGGCGGTTACGACGGCGACATGTGGCTTATCTACGTATAATACAAAACAAAAATAGACAAAGGACAATGACAACATGGTAACCGTGGTACCTGGACCTGGCAATGGAATACCAGGAACTGGAAAAAGCAACATTGGAGTTCAACAACTCTATGTTCCATCAACATTTGCATGGAAAGAGATCAACAGTGTCTACGTAAACATTGCAGGCACATGGAGAGCTGTAGTTTCTGGTTATGGAAACGTAAATGGTACCTGGAGACTTCTTGATCTTGGCGCTCCTAGCTACACCTTTAACTTTGGAAACAGCATGAACGCCGGCAGTAATGGGTACATAAGTTTTGATAACCCTAACTCTGTAATTAGTATAGCTTCAACGGTAGGAAGAGTTCTTGGTGTGCTTCCAGCTGATCTCTATGTTAATAGCTTTAAGTATGTTGGTAGCTTTTCTTACTATATAGTTCGCTTCTCTGGAAGAAGATATTCTTCCGCTACAACCAATGAAATTCAATACGAGGTTTGGTTTCCTGTCGGTTCATCATTCTGCTATGTTTGGCTACAGGCGTTTCCGTCCGGCACATACGACTCTACCGGATTTTACAAAACTGGAAAGGTATATGGAAGGGTGACAACTTCTAGAACAGCTGGAACAGTGTATAAAGTTAACTTTAGCAACAGCTCTGCAATAGTCTATACAAGCGGTTCTAGCTGGGGACTTGGTGCTGCTTGGCCAGGTTGGTTAGATGCTACGTCTAACTTTACATCTCCAGACGACGGGTACGCGCCGCTTAACACGAATGGTTTATCTAATCCGTCGTCCGTTCTGAATCTAACTGTCTCCAGTGTAGGAGCAACTGGCACTACGGTAAGTTGGACTACACCTACTGATCCAGGACAGTCTGCAGTAACAAACTACGACTGGGCTCTCTCATCTGACAACGGAGTAACCTACGGTACGTCTACGTATATCTCGTCTGCTACGTCAACAACTACTATAACCTTAGGTACTTTAACGTCTGGAACAAACTACAAGGTGAGAGTACGAGCGTACAACTACTACGGAAACGTTGGTCCTTGGTCAGAGAGCAGCACGTTCTCATTTACCGCGCCTGGACTCTTTAATTTTTACACGTATGACTCATCAACCGTTCCCACCTCTCCACTAGTTACGATGACTCAAGGAGCTGATACGGCTCAAGTCTATGGTGGTTATATGCTGCTTAGCTGGGTAGACTCAATCCCATCAGATACCACGTACTACAACGTTAAGTTTTGGGGCCCAGGTTCTGGAATACCTACCTCGTCTGAGGCGTCTCCATCCGGCTCTGATACCAACTGGACTTACATAAACAATACTGATGGAGGGTACGGTGGAGTTGCAACCTACGACGACTTCTTCTCCGGTGGATCAGCAAGTGGTTACACGTACTCAAGAGTTACGGCAGTTAAGACTGGGGACCGTCGAGTAACTGCGACGTGGACTTCTTCATCTAACGCAAAAAGCTATCGAGTCGAGTTCACACTTACCAACTCTCCGGCTAATGGCTCGTATATTGGATACGTATATGGCCCGAGCCCTGCTACGTCATACGAAATTAAACTTGGTTCAAGTGGAACTGTAACAGTCAATCAGGTAAAGGCGTATAACACGACGGACTGCACTGGAATCTTCACGTACGGGTCTATCACTCTTGGTCAGACCAACTCTACGACACCAACTGATAAAAGTACCTTATCCAACTTAGGTATTGGATACTACACAAAGCGCTACTACGCAAGTGTCACTGTAAACGCCTCTTCAGGAACAAATTCATCTGGTGGTACCATCAACTGGTCATCAACTAACCAAACTGCATACACGATTGCTGGAGATATCAACGTAGGTTACACCACGTCGACTACGCAAAGTAGGGCTATCTCTGGTCTTGCTGGTAGTACAACTTATTACTTTACAGTCACTGTCTACTCATCAGACGGCCACTCTGCGTCAAGTCCAGGTACACTAACTACTGCCGCTGCTTTTACTACTCCTTCATTTTCACCTAACCCTCCAGGTATAAGCTGGTCTAGTACTCAAACGTCAGGTTCGGCCGGACAATCTTGGACATGGGGTTCAGTAACTGCGTCAGGAAGTACGTCTGGAGGTTTGACGTATGACTGGCAAATATCATCTTCCAGCTCAGGGTCTCCACTTCTTAGCAGTAGCAGCACCTCTCAAACCTTCTTAAACACCGGAGCTACGGCTCTTCGATGGGCTAGAGTGCGAGCAAAGATTAACGGCACAAACGGAACTACATACTATGGAAGCTGGACAGGATGGACCTAACAAACGCAGAAAAAATAAGTGTAATTACGGAAAGAATCTTGTATAAAGAAGCTTTAACTACACAGTACCTTCAACTAGTAGAGGCTAACAAAGACAACAGCAGCTATCCTTTAGAAAAAATTGAAGGATATCTTGCTAACGTGAACAACCTTAACTTAATGAAGGAAGCACTAAATAACGAACTAGACAGATTAGCATAATTATAAATAATAATTATGATATGATAATACTACTACACAAGGAGAAAAATGGCTAACGAACTGACAGACACAGATAAGCTGGATATAATTAACCAGCATATCAGATCTTTAGAGTACAACCAGTACAACTTGACGTTGTCAAAACTAGAGGAAAACGCTTCATTGAGACCAGACGCAGATATTCTTGCGTCAATTGACGGACAGCTAGCTGATAACACAGCTAAGCTTTCCGCCCTAAACTCCGAGAAGGCTAAGCTTTCAGCTTAGTCTCTAACTAACAGCACAGCTATGTCATATTCGTACTCTGACTCTGACTCTGACGAGTACCGTGCACATGGAGATCCTATTATCGCTAAGCTTCTTCGTGAAAAGCAGGAGAAAGACAGTGAGCTTGCCTTAAAGGCATCTAAGATTGAGTTACTCTCTAGTCTTATACAGAAGGACAAGAACGTCTTATACCTTTGGGAGGTAGAGCGCCTACTTGCCGACGTGCCTACAAGTGGCTTGAGTGAGCGTGAGATCCTAGAGATTGACCGTTGCATACAGGAAGTAAAAGATCGCATAGACAAAGATGCGTTAGAGTTAGACCGTTTACAAAACGACAATGAATAAAGAGAAGGACGACATAATGGACAAGAAGGAACTAATGCTTGCAGCGCTACAACAGCGTGTCGGAGAGTTAGAGCTTCAGTCTGCATCTTTCCGTGCAGATATAACTATGCTTATGGATGAAAATGCAGAGCTAAAATCACAATTAGAAAACAATAAGGCACAAGATGCATGAGGTAAAGGACGGCACTCGTACACTACAGTTTAGTGGAGTCATTCTTGCAAAGTCTTCATCTTGGCGAAGAGGGTCTACTCGCTGGATTGAGTTTGAACTCTACAAGACTGATAACGGCAAATACATTCTTTCTCGCGTAGGTGTGTCTCTTATCTACCACGGGTCTGCTTGTCCTCTTGTAAAAAGGTATTCTCTAAACGAGGTACCTGCTGATTCTCTTCATAAGGACTCTCTTGCCTGTGAGGAGTGTAATCCTTCAGAGGAGGCGGTGTTTGTGTTTCCAGAGACTCATCGCTATTGGGCACAGGTGTCGGAGGAGCCAGACGCAGTTCTTGAGGCACTCTACAAGTATGATCAAGGCGGCGCTCGCTATCTAACTAAGGTTGCTGAACGTCTTCTTGAGGAGGCAGCGTCAATTGATAAGGGAATTGAAAAGATCTATCGAGTAGAGGTTATTTCCTAAGACGCCTTTACGTGTTATAATTTATTCAACGACATCAAGACTAAGGACAAAGATACATGTTTATCGTTATTGAAGGTACAGACGCCTCAGGCAAGACGTCTTTAAGCGAGGCTGTAAAGCACGAACTAGAGACGCGTCAGCACGGCTTTCCAATACAAACTTTTCATAAAGGACGTCCACTAGAGGAAACTCGTCGTTGGGTCTTAAAGGATTACGTGACGTCAATCGAGGACGTTGACTGGACATCTTGCATTGCAATGTCAGATCGCTGGCACTGGGGCGAGATAACATATGCTCCACTTAAGCGACCACACACAAATTTAGATGGATATGGTCTATTAAGTAAGGCAGGTTGGCGTTGGACAGAGCTGTTCTTAATGTCACGTGGTATTGCTCAATTTTGGCTGTATCAACCACTCCACGTCATCCAGGAGCGCATCAATAGTCGCGGCGATGATTTCGTCAATGCCGATGAACTTGAGACAATCCTAGGTCAATATGAGCTTGCTGCAGGCCAATCCTGTATCCTTGAAAAGTTAATGCCTGCCGCCAACAGTCTTGAACAGGTTAAGGATCTTGCTCTTGACATCATCAACAAGGCAAAGGACTGCTCTGACTCCGCGTCTAAGCTATCTCAGTATCCAGACTACATTGGTTCTCCTAATCCTAAGGTTCTACTTGTAGGCGACGTTCGCAACATCACCGCTAAACATGGTGAGGAGACTATTCTTCCCTTTATGCCTGTTGACGGTAACTCCGGCGAGTATCTTCTTAACTCTTTACCTGATGATTTTTGGAAAACTGTTGGAATAATAAACGTCAATGATGTTCGCCATATCGGAAAAACAATGTATGATCTTTGGATACTACTAGGTCGACCTAACATAATCGCGCTTGGTAGACTAGCTTCTCGTGGTTTAGAGCGTGAAGGTTTCTCTAACGATCTCTTCACAACCATGCCACACCCGCAATACGTAAGACGATTCCATAACAAGGATCAACAAGAGTACGGAACAGCAATACAAAGAAACGCACAAAACAAACCTACGGAGGATAGATGGATACTAAGATAATTGAACTGCCTGACGCAGTCAACGGGTACGTTGATCTCGTTACACACGTTCTAAATAACGGCAAAGAGGTATCTCCTCGTGGGATGAAAACTCTTGAAATTGAAGATGCTCTTATTACAATTAAGGACATCACTAAGACTCTTCCACTTGGAGTTAACCGTGGGACAGTCGCTGGTATTGGCGCAGTCGAGGCTATGCAGCTTCTTTCTGGCACAACGTACCCAGAACTAGTAATCAACGTTGGACCTCAGTTTGCAAACTACGTTGAGAACAACGGGCTATTTCACGGAGCATACGGACCACGCACACGTGGACAGTATGACGCTGTTATCGAGCGTCTAAAGCAAGATCCACAGACGCGTCAAGCTGTCGTAACAATCTGGAATCCGCAGTGGGACCTAATGCCAGGAAAGAAAGACTATCCTTGCACTGTTCTTCACCAGTTCCGTATTCGCGACAACAAGTTAAACATGAGCGTATACATGCGCTCAAACGATGTATGGCTAGGCGCAGCGTATGACTTCTTCCAGTTTACGCGTGTTCAGCTTGCTATGGCATCAGTTCTTGGAATTGAACCAGGAACGTATGGTCATCACGTCGGATCTCTTCACCTTTACGAGCAACACTTTGAGTCAGCTGGCGCACTTCAATACACCAACTACGAGGACATTGAGACAATTCCTTATATTGAAGGTCGCTCTTGGCGTGAGGTTGAGGCATCAGCACTTATGGCTATCAGCGCCGCCATCGATGAGAAGGACAATAAGAACCTTAAGCTTTCTGAACAGTGGTACGCGGACGCGATGATTAAGTCAATTGAAAAGAATCGTGCGCGCTACGACCAAGCGTCAGCAGACGCTCTTATGCAGGAACTTACAACAGAACATAACGATGACTAATAGTAAGGATGCTGACGAGGAGGACTACTTAATTAGTCCTCTTCGCTCGGCGGCTATACAGATGCATGAGATGTATAGTGAGTTTCATCGTGCAGGTTTTACAAAAAGGCAATCCTTATTTCTTGTAAGTAGGGTAGTTGCGTTTGGAATGACGCAGGGAATAGAAGATGCTAAAGACAAAAAAGACAACATAGGAGATTAAATTGTCGCTTATCAGACCGTCGTGGGACACCGTGTGGATGGAAATGGCACACTCGATTGGAAGACGCTCTAGGTGTACGCGAGCACAGGTTGGTGCTGTCGTAGTTTCTCGTAATCAAAGAATAAGTTCTACTGGTTACAACGGTCCTTCCGCTAACTGGCCTCATCAGTCTGACTGTATAGACTGGTGCCCACGCGCGCAAGGTTTGACTCCTTTAGATAACATGTATGATTCTTGTCCATCAATTCACGCTGAGGCAAACGCACTTCTTTACGTTGATAGATCTATGGTTCAAGGTGGGACAATTTACATAACCGGCGCAGCGTGTATGCAATGCGCTAAGCTTATATCTAACTCTGGGCTATCCCGCGTAATGATGAACATTCGTGACATAGACGTTCACCGTAAGCCAGAGGACGTTGTAGACTATCTTATTAAATGTGGGATTGACGTAACAATTATTAAGGAATCAAATGAGTGATGGTCTAGGTGACGTAAAGCTTCACCTTATTGACAACGTTGATACTGCCCGCGAGTTTATCTCTTGGCTTGGTGAACGTAGACCTCATAACGCTATTTCCATCGACACAGAAACTGGTGAACTGCCTGGTGGAGCTCGTGACCACGCGCTCTCACCTTGGCACGGACAGTTGCGATTAGTTCAGGTTGGTGATGGTCAACAAGGTTGGGCTATTCCTTGGAAGGAATGGGCTGGAGTTTTTTATGAGGCTATGGATAAGTTTAACGGTCCTATAGTCTGCCATAACATTGCGTTTGAAGCTCGCTGGTTTGACGTTCACTCGACGTGGAAGATGCCGTGGGAACGCGCGCACGACACAATGATTATGGCTCACATCATTGATCCACTAGGTTCAGGTGCACTAAAACGTCTATCGTCCTTATACGTTGATGGTCGTGCGGCAGCAATGCAGGAAACTCTTGACACATCACTTGCAACCAACGGTTGGACGTGGGGAACAGTTCCTACTAACTTTCAACCTTACTGGGCATACGGTGCTTTAGATACCGTGCTTACTATGCGCATATGGGAACAATTCTGGGAAAAGTGTGGACCGGGACAGCCATACCACCGTGCCTACGAGTTAGAGATGCAGGCACGCAAGATCGTTACGCGCATGGAAATTAACGGTGCGCGTATCGATCTTGATTACTCAAATAAAAAATATAAGGAGCTTAATGACTACGCTGAGTCTGTAAAGTCCTGGGCAAAGCAAACATACGGCGGAGTTTCTATATCTAGTAACATTCAACTAGTTCGTTTGTTTGAGAGCCTTGGAGCTGATATAACATCATACACGCCTTCTGGACAAAAGTCCGCTGATAAGGATCAGCTAAAGCTTCTTTCAATTGAAGGAAACGACGAGGTAAAGGCGCTTGCTGAGATCGTGCTAAAACAGCGCAAGGCAGATAAGCTTGCTAATACCTACTTCTTAAACTTTATCAACGATAACGTAAATGGATTTGTTCACCCGTCAGTTAAGACTCTTGGCGCCCGAACAAGTCGCATGTCAATCCAAAACCCAGCACTGCAAACGTTGCCAAAGGGCGATGACACTGTTCGCACTGCGTTTATACCAAAGGACGAAGATCATGTCATCATCACCTCAGACCTTGACCAAGTTGAGTTCAGAATGTTCGCGTCACTCTCGAAAGATCCAAACCTCATCACTCTCTTTAACAGAGCAGACGCTACAGGGTCAGACCCGTTCACTGAAATTGGTCGTGAAATCTACAATGACCCAACTATGCAGCGGTCAGACAAACGTCGTAACCTCATTAAAGGTACTGTATACGGTCGACTCTATGGAGCGGGTGTTAATAAGCAAGCCCTAACTGCAGGCGTGCCAGAGAGTCAAATGCGCGGTGTATCAGACGCGTTTGATACTCGTTTCCCAGGAATGGCAATGTTCCAAAAACAAATTGAAGACGTAGGTATGCGCCGTCTTAAAACAGAAGGTCAAGGGTACGTATACACGTGGACAGGTCGACGACTTCCTTGCGATGAAGATAGAGTTTACACACTGGTGAACTATTTAATTCAAGGTGGAGCTGCCGAGGTATTTAAGTCTAATCTAATAAAACTTGACCAGGCAGAGCTAACTGAACTTCTTATTGTCCCAGTTCACGATGAAATCGTTCTTAACGCTCCTCGTAAGGACGTTGAAGAAATTATGAAGATTGTCAAGAAGTGTATGACTACCTCTGAAGGTTGGGACGTCCCACTTACAGCTGGCATTGATGGACCTATGGAAAACTGGGGAGAAAAATACCGATGAAATACATTCTTTCAGTAGACCCAGGTAAGGCAACGGGTATGGCTTTGTTTAGCTACTCCGCAGGGCAGGAACCTGTTCTTGTTTGGTCAGGCGAGTATCAACAGGAAGAATACGCTTTACCAATTAGAACTACACTTAAGGAACACCCTGACGTTGAGATTGTGTGTGAAAGATTTACAATCAACATGCAAACAGTTAAAAACTCGCAGGCTCCTTACTCGTTGGAGCAGATAGGAATTCTTAAACAGTGCATGCTTGACGCGGGTAGATCTACAGATGACATATACCTTCAATCTCCGTCAGACGCTAAGGGCATGTTTGATAATCCTAAGCTAAAGAAGTTAGAGTATTGGCACAAGGGAGGAGAAGGTCATGCCCTTGATGCCATCCGTCACGGCCTTCTCCGCTTAGTAAAGATAGGTTGGAAGCCTTTAAGACTACTACAATAGCAAGATCTACATACTATCAGAAATAATGTTTTATTTTCTGTAGAATCCTGATAGTATAAATACATAACGACGAGAGGACAAGACTTAGTGTCTGTAGCAGTAGAGCTTGATGAAGCCGGCAAGCGCATAATTATCAATGCAGAGTGGCGCTTTAAGGAACTTTGCAAGAGTCTCCCTGGATCAAAGTGGGATACGACAGCGCAACAATGGCATGCTCCAGTATCATGGGCAACGTGCTTAGCACTCCGCTCAACGTTCCGAGACGCCCTTGTTATTGGCCCTAGATTGGCTGACTGGGCAATGAACGAGCTAGCTACTAGGGTTACACCTGCTAATAATCTTAGGGACCTAGAGGCCTTTGAAGACGGCACCAACGAAGACTTGTTCCCACACCAAAAGGCAGGTGTTAAGTTTCTTACAGCCGCACGCAGAGCCTTACTTGCTGACGAACCTGGTCTAGGAAAGACTGCCCAGGCAATTAGAGCCTTAGCTGAACTTCAAAAGAACGGGGAGGATGTTTTCCCCGCGCTCGTTGTATGTCCTAACACCCTTAAGAAAAACTGGAAGCGTGAGTTTGCAAAATGGTGGCCAGGCGTTGAGGTTGAGGTTATTCGTGGTTCATCTACTCAACGTCGTAAACAGTTTGAGACTCCTGCGCACGTATACGTTATTAACTGGGAATCCCTTCGCTCTCACTCCAAGCTTGCCTCATATGGCTCAATCGCGCTTGCACGTTGTCGCGAATGTGGAGGACAGGATGAAAAGATCTCAGAGAATCGTTGCGAGGTTCATAAGCGTGAACTAAACAACATGGACTTTAAGGCGGTAATTGCCGATGAGATCCATCGTTCAAAGGATCCAAAGTCTAAGCAAACTCGTGCGCTGTGGGCTGCAACAGGTGACGCTGATATTCGCTTTGCACTTACAGGTACACCTATTGCAAATGACGTTCTTGATCTTTGGTCTATTCTTCATTGGCTTAGTCCAGAGGAGTGGCCAAGCAAGACCCGTTGGGTTGACCGTATGGTAAACACAATGTTAAATGCCTTTGGCGGAATGATGGTTCTTGGCGTAAAGCCTCATATGGAAAAAGAATTCTATGACGCAATAAATCCACGCATGCGTCGTATGCTTAAGAAGATCGTTCTTCCTTGGCTACCAGACATGATGTTCGAGCGTCGTGACATTGAGATGTCAACTAAGCAAAAGAAAGCTTATGACCAAATGCGCGATCTCATGATTGCAGAACTTGAAGGTGGCGAGGCAATAACCGCGCCTAGTCCTCTAACGCAAACCATACGCTTACTACAGTTTGCGA